ACGATTTCCTATGTAGTTTGTAGCTGAAACATATCCTCCTGAAAAATCAAAGCCTTGGTCATTTGTTGTGGAGTTGCAGCCAACAATAGTTGAATCACGGATTTCAACAAACAAAAATCCTCGCGTCCATTTGTTCGTGTCAACACTCGCCAGTCTTGTTTTTAAGTTGTAGACATTGCAGTCCGCCAAAACGAAATTGGCGCAATTGTTAATTTGGATACCGTTTTGAGAATCATTGGTTGGATCTGGACTTGACCCAGATATGCGGTCGCGCACTAAACAGTTTGTAACTGTAAAACGTTCCCCATGTCGAACATGAATACCTGTACCGCAACCGTTACCCGTAACCGTTACACGGCTGATACGAAAATTTCGAGATTCATTGTTGTATGCTGCCCCTGCAACGTACAAACCGTTGTTGCCGTCGTCAGCAAATAAAGTTGTGACGTTAGTCCCCATATTAATAGAGACATTGTCAATAAAAAAGTTATTAAAGCCTACGATATTTAGCGTATTGTAATTGGTAGCTGTGTTATTGCCTATTTGGATAAAATTCGCATTTTGCAACCCTACGAATGAGGAAGGTGTTACGGATCCCGATACTGCATAAGTTAACCCGCCACCATCAACAATAAACCCACTTTGCAAGGCGGCAAGCACGGCAGTAGCGTCATTGGTAGTGCCGTCGCCTACAGCCCCGAAATCTTTAAACGATACGGTCTGGCGCAACTTGGCTTGCACCGTAGTAGTGACCGCACCAGTACCCGCTGGTTGGTACGACACCACCGACGACGACGGATTTTTACTTGCTATAACTTGTACTACGCCGCTGGAGTCCTCGTAGAACAACTTGCCGTCAGCGGTGTTGATTGCCAATTCTCCGGGAGCCAAGTCAGCCGCCAAAGGCACGTTGGCTGCAGTGGCGCTGTAGTACAGCTTAATGGGTGTGAAACCTGCCTGTGCCATGATTTTTCCTCAAATAAAGATGATAGGCTTACCAACCAACAGCGGTAACATAAGCGGCTGCGCCCGTTACTTCAGCTTCAAATTCTGCTTGTTGCTCTTTTGTGTAAGCTTTACGGTGATAAGTTTCACTGATAACCTCACCGTCCCGCAAAACCTGATTAGCCCATTGCACCTGAATAGCAGACTGCGCGGGTAGTACAGTGACTTGCTTGAGTATGGTTTGTTCTGTGAGTGCCATGATTTACTCCTTAAATGCTATATGAAAGACTGCCGCGAACACGGCTTGATGTGCCAGTGTTGACGTTGGTAATCTGTGTGGCTGCGCCTGTGCCTGTCGTTTGTATGGCAATGGTTGTTGTAGCAACGCCAAGACCCGCAATAGGAGAACCGACAAGCGCCGTCATGTTGTCAACCCAGCAACCCACGAAATTTCGCACAGCACCGCCTGAAGTAAACGGAACCCCAGTAATTGTCAAATTGGTTAATGCGGTTGTTTCTGAGAATTCAACATTGAATGCAATCTGAACCATTCGACCAATTTTTGTATATACACCGACTGCCTCGGATGTTGTCAAATCGCCATTTCCACCTGTAAAAGTTACCACGGGAGTCCAACTACCTTCCTCGTAATCATCTAAGGTGTTTGAATCGGCAACAGCAACCGCAGTAGCCGGAAAAGACACACCACTTGCCTCGGGAGTTGTGTTGCTAACACCCACGCCTCTAGTCAGTTGTAGACCTCCGTTACTGACGATACGCATTGCTTCAGCGGGTAATGCGCCGTTGCTTATCTTAAATACCATGTTCACGCCAGTTGTCCCAGTGGTGTTAATGGCTGTAATCTGCGCTGAACGTACCCCTGCCCCGACTGTGTTGGCTACAAAATCAAGCACCGTTTCAGAGCCAATAGTGGCTGAAGCATTTTGCAGTGCCAGTGCAATCGTTGACGCTCCCGCGCTAGTACTGACAATGCTTGTTTTAGCCGCTGTAGTTGGGGTTGCACCAATACCAACTTCACCCGTACTAATTACCCTCACCCGCTCACTACCGCCTGTAGATAACGCTAAACTGCTTACTGATGGGAAGAAAACGCCCGTGTTTGTACCACCTGTCGTGGTGATGGCAGGTAGCGCAGCCGTACCTGCTGCAAAAGTAGCTACTCCCGTAACGCCTAGCGTTGTGGATGCCGTAATTGCTTTGGCTGCAAGAGTGGTGTTGGCTACTGTCATCGTACCCGTAGCTGCACCAATGTTCACAGCAGTGGCTGCCCCGCCAAAATTAAGCGTGGTTGCTGTGGTGTTTAGCAAATCAAAAGAAGTAGACCCAGTAGTTAAGCTGGTAGTAATCGCGGGAGACGTTCCAAAAACAGCTACGCCTGTACCTGTCTCATCCGTCAACGCACCAGCAAGTTGCGCTGATGTAAATGAGCCAAGCGAAGTGGCATTACCCACTGAAGTAACCGCACCAGTCAAATTGGCGTTGGTTGTGACCGTGCCAGCAGTAAGTCCAGCGGCAGTGCCTGTAATGTTTGTGCCAACCAACGCAGAGGGTGTTCCCAATGCAGGCGTGACCAGAGTAGGGCTATCTGACAGCACAACATTTGTCGTTCCTGTGGATGTCGTAACGCCTGTACCACCATTCGCCACTGCCAGAGTCCCCGCAACAGTTACAGCGCCAATAGTTGCCGTTGCTGGGGTTAACCCGGTTGTGCCAAATGAAATTGAGTTTACGCCAACACCACGGGGAATCGAACCCCAAGCGCCATTGGCGTACCCCTCAAAAGAAGCAGTTGTTGAGTTGTAGCGCAGATTACCGTCAATCGATGACCCGCGTTGTCCTGTAGTGCCAACTGGCAGAATCGTACCACCCGTGCCGGGAATTACGGGGTCATTGGACAAAGAAATGGTTGGACTACCAATGCCATTTCCGTTGGCAACAGCAATTTGATTTGTAGTGCCAAGAATGTTGATGGCTGTGGCTGTAGTCCCTGATTGGATTGACAACAAGCCAGTTCCAATACCAATGTTGGCAATAGCCGCCGAAATACCTGACAATTGAAAAGTTGGATCTCCGCCAGTACCGTCAGCGTTAGAAACACTGATACCACCACCAGAGGTAGCGATAGAACGCGCTACAAGGGTGTTTGCGGAGTTTTTAACGACTATTCCATTACCTAGTGTGGATAGGTTTGCAACAGCCCCTGTAAGCGCCAATCGGTAGTACGACAATGCGCCACCATCAGCCAAACTAAAATCGCTTGTAACAGAAAAATAACGGCTATTTGGCAAACTTGTTTCTTGATTTTTAGTCAAGAAAGTTTGTTGCTGACTTGGAGACGCAGCAATTGCACCAGTGGTCGTTTGTACCGTCTGCCCATTTTGAACAATAGGCACCGCTTCATTCCCAGTAATTGGGCCTGCGCTGGGTAGCTGTGTGATCTGTATTTGTGCTGATGCCATATTAAGGACTCAAAATATCGAGGTTTCCATTCTGTTCAGGAGTGGATGTATTACCCTCGGTAGAAATAATAAACTGATCATTACCTCCCGTTACCAAGGAATTGTCATCAGTCGCAACACTAACATCTGGACGGGGATATTGCAACGTAATTCTCTCTGTTTTTCGGGCTGGAAGTCTGTAAGGATCTTTCTGATCCGCGCACCCTTGTTGGCACACCTTTAGGCCGGGGAAGTTCGGATCAGGCGTCGCCTCAATGATGGCGCGTTTCATCTTGCATCGATCACAAATGAAAATGCCAATCGATGCATTGCCTTCAGTATTGAGGAATCTTGGCATGACCTACCTTGTGTACACACCGATGTTGGGTGCAAAGTAGATCGGTGACTTGTCACGCTCTTCTTGTTCGGCCATGATGAAGTACTTCTCGCCCTGACCTTCAAGGTATTGGATGCGGTTTAAGTCAACTCCGGGCAACTCTTGGCTCATCTGGTGAGCCAGCATACATTGAATCGCCAGTAACCAACGATCAGGAATAGCTAACTGTCCACTCAAAGCACCCACGTCCTGAACTTGGGCTGAGTACCACACCGTCATTTGGTAGAACGCGCTCTGTGGGGTCGGCCACAAAGTAATCGTCGCTTGAGGTATCGTGCGGTTTAACCAGAACTGAAACGGCTGATTTGCCGTGAAGTTTTTGTTTGGCAAATTCGTGTAGTCATCACGGTTCAAACGAGACATCGTGATCTCGGTGGAGTTAACTCCAAGATACCACTCACGCAAAGCCAATGTCGTACCGCCTGACGCAACAATTCGGTAGTACTGGACGTTTGCACCCGGGTCTATGTCCTCCCAGATCCACTGTCCATCAGTCACCGTAACGCTAGTTGCCGTGTACAGCGTTGTCCATGTAACGTTGTCAGAAGACGCTTGGAACGCATAATTCCATGTCGCTGACCCACCACCAGCCACATACGGCATGATGCCAATAGAGCCGATGTACTGGGGTTGATTTGTACCGTAGTTAACTACGATATTTCCATTTGCCGTACTTTGCTGGCAATACGTTGTTGTGTTGTCATCCGCTACGTTGGCAGTCACTCCACCCGCCGAAGATGTGTACGTACCCACAGGCTGCGTCATCCAGCGGTACAAGGCGTTTAAAACGTCGTTCCCACCCACAGGTAGCAGGTACTCGTATTTGTTTGGCTGAAGCCCGTATACGTACTTCTTGATGGCAAAGTACTGGATACCTTGGTTGATCAAGTTGCTCAGAACAAAGAACAATGATTGTTTTGCGCTCAACACCTGCTCAGAGGTCAATTCCTCAGCCAGCTTGCCGCACCGACGTGCTCCGTTGTCAATCAGGTTTTGAACCGTGATGACTGTTTGACCGACTGTGCCGCTGTATGCCATGTTTGTTCCTTACCAACCCGGACAGTTCCACCGTTGCATAGAAGCTCTCGCCCTACTGCCTTTTTCGCTCTTCTCAGCGACTGGCCCCATCCTTGCGCAGAAAGAGTCTCTACGCCCACCACCTTCGGGTTGTGGAGCCTTTAAATTTGATCCTGTCTCGCGGTTGTACTTGGCTCGACCTTTTTCAGTCAAGCCAGCACCCTGTTTTGCAGGAAGCTTCTCACCACGACCAATAGCTAAAGATGGGTTCTTCGCCATGATTACCAGCAAGACTTTGACATCTTGCCACCGTCTTTCATTTTGGCTGTTCTGGCGGATTGCTTGAAGGCGTCAGCCGTTGGCGCACCTTTGCTGCCAACTTTGCGCATTTTCTCGCCAGATCCTTCAGCGATTCTTTCACGTTTTCTATGAATGTTTTCATACAAGCCGCCTTCTTTAAATGGTGCGGGTTTACCGCCACCGATCTTTTGTGACCACTGTTTGCGCTCCAGATCTGCAATCATATTATGGACAGGGTCGCCAATGCTAGAGTGACGTTCTGCTGACTCTTTCAGCCTTTCAGACTCATTGCGGCGATTGGTTCTGCCATATTCTTTTTTGTCGCCCTTGCCCATTTCGGCAGCTTGGAATCTGCCGTAGTCACGTTCGCTTGATTTTGCTTTTTTGTACTCGCTTGACCGACTTGGCATACGATCCTCATCCATGCTACCGCCTATGGCCTTCTTAGCCATACGCTTGGTGCTGTAAGCAATCGCCACGGCTTGCTTTTGAGGCTTACCTGCGGCAATCTCAGCTTTAATGTTGGACTTAAAAGCTTTGTCAGATTTGGATTTGATGAGCGGCATAATTTTCCTTAGGCGTAGGACTTAACCATCTCAAGCACAACGGTGTACGTATCTCCCGAAGTTGCGTCAGAAGTACTAAACACAATGTTACCGTTTTTGCCTGTGCCAGCATTGTTTGTAATGCCACCCATTTTAGAAAAATCATTTTCGTAATTGGTGTTTACAGTGGTCAAAAAGAACGGAACGTCTGTTGTCGCATCCCAATACATACGTACTTCAAGACCGTGGCAAACAGAAGTTATTTTTGTAACTGTTACACCAGTGCAAGCTTTACCAGAATTACTGGCAGTAAGACTAGAAGCAGTCACTTTTGTAACAGCCGTCTCACCAGTTCCATCACTAATGTTTGTAAATTTCATGATTGCCAGACGCTCACCATCGAGTAGCGTTTGGCTTGTAACTGCATCAGCCATAATTTATTCCCCAATTAAAAGCAGGGGCCGAAGCCCCCACCTTGTTTCAGCACATTGCAGAGCCGCCGTTCTTTTTGTTTGCAGGAGCCACAGTGACCGATTTCTCCGTCTTTGTAACACTGCCAGCAGGCTTTGGTTGAGAACCAAACATGCTCTTAACAGCTTCATAGGCACGTTTTGGAGCGCCCAAGATGCTTTCACGCATGGCTTCATTCTCTTTCTTCTCGTTTGCGTAATGGGCATCGTAACCACCCTTTGACCCATCTACAAGACCTTGCTCGTTGTATCGCTGAACCTTGCCACCCTTTTTAAAGGTGCCAGATTGCAAGCTGTTGGCTATAGGCTTTGAAACTGGCTTTTTGGGCATCGCGACGGGTTTGCCTGTATCAACAGTACCCCCCATCGCGTAGGCTTTTTTTGCTGCACCACCCATCTTGTAGCCGCCAGCGTTTGCCTTGGCAACACCGCCAGTAGCATAGCCACCACCATTGCCCAACTTCACGTCGCCAGTTTTTGCAGGTGAATGGTCAACTTTGGCAGTCACCATCTTTGTCTCGCCCTTGGTAGATTTGATGATGCCGCCTTTAGCGAAGCCACCTTGACCGTTAACCACACCGCCTGTAGCCATCTGGCCGCCGTGCTTCAGCTTCAAAGACGTACCCTTGCCACCCTCATGCTCTTGCATGTCGTGTTGCTTAAAAG